TGATTATTGGGTCGAAACACCGCCAGATTATGCGTGCCAGGTGTCAGCTGCGGCATCTTCCAGTTCAGAAAAGGCGCTGTCGGCAGCGTGGTAATATTTCCAGCCGTCAGCACCGTCTGACCATAGGCGACCGTGATGACATATAGTCCGATCCACCCGGCATCCACCGGCGGCAAAGACAAACTTCCCGCCGCCAATGGGGCGCTCGCCTTCACCGCAAGCTGAACGCTCTGCTGCCGCAGCGTCATCTGCGCCGCGCCATTATTGCCCGCACCGCTAAAGGGCTGCCCTGGCATCGCCGCGTTGTAGTAGGGCAGCACCGTCGCGCCGCCATCTGCCTCCAGCAAGCTGGCCTGGATCAGGTAGTTGATGATTTGGCCCGCGGAAGGCGGCGGGACGAAACTGAAAATCGTGCTCCCGGTGCTGATCCCCATCCGCACCAACGGTGCCGTCGGCAACGCGGACAAGGAACCGTATGGAAGCGTGTCGATCGCGCCAAATTGCGTCATCGATCCCGGCCCCACAGAGACGGACATTGATGCCGGCTGGCTTGGGCCGCAAACCAGCCCATCGGCGACACTGGTTGTTCCCAGAACCGCTTGTGCCAAATACCCAAGCGCCACCATCGTATTGCGCTGCACATTCAACAAATCCGTGTCCAACGGAATACTGCCCGGATATACGATTTGCCTGTCCAATGAGATTCTCTCCTTTGTTGCCGGATACAGAAAACGGCGCGCGGCAAGCAGACCTACTCAAGGCAAGCCTACAGGGGGTCCGACGCCCAAGATCATGCTCACCGGTCAGTTCGTAATTTGAACCCATAAGCGGTATCCGGCGGGAACGATCGATTGCGCCACCCGATATATCTCGGCATCACTCACCTGGGTCCGCACAAGGGCCAGGCTTCCGCGCCCAAGCACGCCGCCGGTCCCGTATCCCGCAAGTGCCGCAATACCCCCGCCATGCGGCCGCCGAACAGTCAGGAAACTCTGAAAAGGCAACGCTAGATTGCCGTAGCCCCCCGCACAGCCATACCCCACCCCTCCCGCGCTGTACCCGCCTGTATCCCGCGGCCTTACGGGCTCGAAGATTGCAGCCTGCTGGCCCGTCAGATCATACATCGCCTGCAACAATGCCTGGCGCGTGGCGCGGGAGCGTAGAAGCTCCTTGCCAATCCGAGCCCCGAATACTGCATCGCCTTCGCCTGAGCGACGCTTCAGACCGGCGCCAAAAAAGTCCACACTGATCAGATCGACAAAGCAGCCGCTCGAAGTCGCCAACCGCGCCTGTGCACGAACCGCCTCGACTAGGTTGTAAATCCCCGCCCAGGCAACCCCAAATCCAGATAGCACTTCTTCCAATGCCGGCGCGCTATCGGCAAACCAGCGCGTCGGCAAAACCCGCCGCATGCGGCAAACAAAGTCGGCAATGCTCCCAACCATGTCAGCTCACCAACACATTGCTGGCAACAATCACTGCGCTCGGCCCCGCCACAACATCAAGTGCAGCATTATTCACCATCGTATTGCTTACGCTCATCACCGCCGGGTCAGCGCCATGCGCCAAGGCTTCAAGCTTGGAGACTGCGAGCGTTCCACCAACCGGCAACTGACCCACCCAAGCATATATTGCGTTTTCAATGCTCGAACAGATCGTGCTATGCGCCACGCCAGTTGCAGTCATGACTGTCATCGTGACTGTTGCAAACACCACATCCGGGCCCGTCACTGCGAACGAAGCACCGATAGCTCTCACATTGTCTACAGCCAAGCTGGCCGTTTGAATCAACGCAGCGGGCGGACCCCCGGTGCCATCATCCACAATCACCCAGAAACTGCCGATTTGCGGCTGATATGCTGTATTCACATTCTCAAGTATCGCGTAGCGCAAGCCTTGCCGAACTGACTCAATGGCAAAGGCGACCGCCCCCACCGTAGCAAGCGAGCGGCTGTTGATGTACAGCTGGAAGCGTGCGCGAAAGTCTGCATCAGCCTCGGCATCAAACCCGCCTGCCAATGGCGCTGTATTGGTCACATAGTCCACGCCAGGGATCGCCGTCGCTAAAGTCGTGATCGTGCCGGCCAGAACGTTTCCAGAAGTCCCCGTTTGCTTCGCTTGCACAGGCACAGTCACGCCACCAGCAGGGGACACAAGATTGTAACCGGACGTGCCATTCCATGCCGGATGCGAGGCAGATGCGGTGACCACAAAACTCTCCGTCCGATCCTCTGTCACGACGACTGTGGAAACTGGTATTACAGCCGCCACCCCCGGCGTATACCGGGAAAAAGTCACCTGCCCCGCGCTGGCAGAGCCCGTCAGACGTGCCAGGCCGAAATCGGCCATCCAACTATCCAGATCGGCCCCCGCACTCGTAGACGCCCGAGTCATCGACAGCACTTGCAAGATCAACCACTGCAGCCACAGCGCAACTGCGGCACAAGCCTCGATCAGAGCGCGCAATACACTGCCGACCGACACATCCACCAGTTGTGCCGACCCACCCTGCACGGCAGCGGCCATGTTCTCCAGCAAAGCCGAAAATTTCTGGAGGGGCAGGATCATGTCAGCTCCCGACGCTAAAAGAAAGAACCTGGGTCGAACCTATCGCCGCGTCGACATACCGGACCTGAACATACACGCTGCCGTCACCAGTGCTCCGCACATCAATCACCGGCTCGGGCAAACGCGCTACAGCCGGCTCCATGAAAATCTGGCTTCGGACAACGGCCCGTATGGCGGCTACATCTGCCGGCGAACCAACAAAGCGCGCCAGACCAGCACCGTAGTCCGGATGCCAAACATAATCGCCTGGGTTTGTGAGCAACCGGCGCAGCACGCGTTGTTGCCCCAAAGCTGTCCCAGACACCAACGCCAAGTCGCCCGTATTGCCTGTTGCCAAGTCCTGGCTCCAGATCAAACTCGTATCCTGCATGGCGAAACCCTTTAATCCGTGGGCTGCGGCCCATTGTTCCCAGGCGGGTGAACATGACCGTTATAATGCCCCCGCAACGTCGAGAGCGCCCCGTGTCGGTCAAACACATCCCCGTTCACATGCAGGTCCCCGGTATGGCTCCAAGTCGCAGCGGAACTCTCGATAGAACCATCGTTACGCAGTTTCAGAAAGCTTCCAGTCTGATGTACGAGCCAGAACTCACCAACTGGCGCCTGCGGTGCCTCCGCGGCCGCCGACCACAACCGTGCCACGACAATGCCGTGCTCCGCATCGCCCTCTTGCCAAATCACCAATACCTGATCACCCGGCGCCGGCGGACATGCCAATCCCCACCCGGCTCCCACCCAACACGTGGCCACAGGCAGCCACCCAGACAACACATTCTCGGGCTGGATCAAGACACGCGCAGTGCAGGCCGCCGTGTCGACAGACGACACGACCGCCAACCGCGGCTGTCCCCACCCCTGATCGATCTGACTTGCCTGCGCCTTAACAACATTCAGAAAACTGTCCAAGCGGGTAACCTCGCTTCCAATCTCTGCACAAAACCCTCATGAAATGACAGCCGACGACTGACGTCGCTCACCATCCAGCTCCCGTCGAAATCTGTTCCCGTGTCGGCGAGCGTCAGGATATCTCTTGGCTTGGTCGTCAGATCACCTGGCATCTCTATCGTGACAGAACGCTCATGCTGTGACATCTCCGTCAGCACACGTTGTGCTACTTGCAGCGCCGAACTTTCCGTCAAGTTCGGTTTCACGACCACGTAAGATCGGCCGCCACCGCCACCAGCGGTCGTACTCACTGTCTGCACCACGCTACGCTGACCTCGGCAATCCCAACTTTTGACACTCACATCTAGACCACCGCTTAAAAGAAGCGATCGGTGAAGGTGCACCGACATGCAATCGCTCGGACGTAGCGTCAGCGACCCACCGGCCAGGTTCGGCGGTGCGAAATACAGCGCCTGCCCCTCCACCCAAACGTCAAACCCCTCACCTTCCGACAACCTCACGAGCAAGTCCCATTCCGTCGTAAAGCGGCCATGCTGATCCAGTGTCAATCGAGACCGCCCATTCTGGTAGTCCCTCCCAACCAGAGTGCTCGTCTGTGAGACAACGGCTCGCAGGCCGCGTCTCCCCGCCAATGTCGTCGCGATCTGGCTGGCCGTCTGATTCTCAAAAGTCTCCTGGGTACGCGCCTCGATGAAACGCGAGGTCAAGTCTCGTCCATCGACCCTTAGCCGGCCGCGGCCAACATCAATTTCAATATCGTCGACATCGCCAACGATGAGCGCCGCCCAAGCGCCGCTCAACCCAAGCCTGATCTCGACTATAAACGATCTACCGGAGCTAAAGACCGGACCCGCCAAGTCCAAAGCTGCCGTGACACAAAAGCGGTTTGCCGACAAATGGCTGTTTGCGTCAATCTCGATGTCCAGCAGACCGGGAAGCGAAACACCGTTAACCAGCACCACGGCCGCGGGCGCTCGCCCATTATCCTGGACCAATACCACCTCCAGCCGAGGCGTCCGCCTCGGGCAAAAGTAGAACAGCCACACCCGACAACCAGGGGTCAGTCAACCCGTTCAGCGCCGCCACCCTGTTCCATTGCGTCGCGTCATGCAAAAACGTTGCTGCCACGTGGAAAAACGTCGTGCTTGAAACGCTGATTTCGGTCGGCATCATATAATGCCTTGTAGGTTTTCAATAGACCTTTGCAAATAACCCTGCGCGACTGCAAATTGCGCGATCGTCCCGCTGGCACTCACCAAAGCCCCTATGTCCGATGAGTCCAATATCGCCTCCGCGCCAGATAACCCAGATGATACCTCAGCACTGGCTGCCCTTACACCAGCCAGAATACCCGGAATAGCCCCACTCCCCGGATCCAGGGCGGCTGTTGCGCCGGCCTCCGTCAGCACGCCGCTCAGACCCACCCAGGCATTGGCTGAATTCAAATCCGCCAACACAGTATTGGCCGCTGAATTTATATAACTCTCAAGTGGCTGCGAAAGGTCTGCTAGCACAGTACAGGAGATCTCATAAGTGATCCACCAGGGACTCTGAAACTCCAGGCTCAAAGACGTAATGACAATCTGATACGAAAATGCCTCCCAGGACAACGGCAATGGCAAACCGGCGGCTCGTTTCGCATCCAAACTCCGCGCGCGTTCGCTCGCGGCAGGTCCCGCCAAGACGCCATGCCAAGAAATGGCGCAATCGTCGCGGCCCATGGCATCAATAACCCTTCCGCCACCGAGAAGCTTATGAACGGCGGCTCGCTGTGCACCTCCAAAATGCAACGTGGCCGGAACCTCGAACCCATCCATTTGCAGATCGCCTAGCAGGAAACGAGCCATTATCCCCCCACAGTCGCGCCAGGCAGCAAACGGCTTCGCCGCGCATCAAACCCGGTCGGACCCGCTTGCGCTCTACCCGCTTCCTGATTCAAAAACCTGGATATCCAGCGCCCCACGAGTGTGCCGTCAAGATACACGTCACCTTCGGTGGGTCGCATCTGCGGCGCTGGCGCAGTCTTGGCCACAGAAGACGCATAAGGCGCCTCTCCTGGCCGCGCCTCAACAGAATAGGCGGGTGCAGCCGGTCTCATCATCTCTGTAAAGTCATTCGCGGCCGGACCATCATGTACAAATTCTCGTCTAACACCTGCTTCGGGCCTGGCCAACGCATCCGACCGAGCGCCTGGTGCGCCGACATACCCCGGCCTTTGCGGAGCAACGCTCCCAACCGCGCCAGCGTCGGGAAAATCAGCCTTCAACCAACGGCCAGCAACAGCAGTTGCAGAGGGCGATGGTTGCGGCTTCATTGGATAAGTGACATCGCTGCTACCAGTCTGATCCTTTTCACGCACTCCCTCGGCGATGGGCGCTGGTGAAAAAGCCCGTGGAGCCGACGCCGGTAACGAGAGTCCTGGCATCAACATCTTTTGCGGTAGAGACAAACTGCTAGGCCGCTCCACATCCACTCTGGCCGTCTCAGGAATCGCTCGCGCTACGAACTTACTGCCCTCCGTCGATGGGTGCGGTTCCTGCCGCGAAAGCTCGACCTCAGGAGCCGCAGGCGGCTCCTGACGAAACGTCTGCGTCCTCTCAACGATGGTTCGCCCCCGCGCCTCAGGAGTTGCCTGCTTCTGCAATGATGTCGTAACAGTCGCAGGGACAGCGACGTTCTTTCCGAGATCTAAGTTCCGTTCTTGTCGATCTCTCGTCCTCTTCTCCGTCGCCGCAGGGCTGGAACTATCCACCCAACCACTCGCCACCTGGCGTAAACGTTGAACGGGTACACCGTATGTCGAAATCACCCGCTCAAGCTGCGCCATCTGTGTTCTGGCGCGCTCGATACCTTCCGAAACGCCGTCCCGCAGCGCCAAAGTAATACCTATTTCATAAGCCTCTTCGCTCATTGAAGCCTCCCTGCAATTCACTTGTTAAAGCCGCAACGACATCCTTCGACGCAAAGGATGCCGCTTCAACAACAGAAACACCGCGCTTATCATGGATATAGGCTAATTCAGACCGCGAGGAGGCCCGACCTTGACAAACCAACGACAAGCGGAGCCCCTCCCCCCGGACCTCCAGTCCACCCTCACGCGCCTGCACCCGCGCTGCCCGGAGCCGGCTCATTAACGCCTTGCCCGCACTGTGCAGGGCAGCCTTCAAGACTTCTTCCACTGCCGGGCACTCCAATCATATTCGAACCCATTGAAACGGCCCATCACAATCACCCAGGCGGACCGCTCTCCCGGCGAAAGACTGAACGCAACGTCGAAAGGCACCCCGTTCTTGACCAGATACAGACAATCAACCAGATCGGGGTGCCCGCTCAGTTTCCCTGCTCGGTACTCCCACAATCCAAAGCCGGCGTCTCCGCCAATGCTGCTGCTACCGCGGCAATTCCTGCATCTCCCAGTCGGCCAACAAGCCCCTCAACTTGGCCTTCCGTGACAGGTGCCGGCACCGGCACCGTATCGATGGCGACAACGCAGGAGGCTAGCATCGCCATCCCAAGATACGCGTTATTTTGCGACAATGTCGGACCAATGGCTTTAAACAACCGCAGCCTGTCCAGCGCGGTCAATCGGCGCAACACCAGCTCACGGCCGTCTGAATCTCTGACGACTAGCGGAGCCAAAGCAGCCGCCACAATCTGCGCGCTCGGCCCTACCATCAGATACGCTGCCTCTGCGTTGCGAAAAACTCGAGTTTTTGTTTGACGGACGCATCGCCCTTCCAAGTCCCCGCATTTACCAATTTGAACACGACGCCGTTATATTGGTAGGTGGAGGTGGAACCGTCCACTTCTGCCACGTATTGGTAAATCGTTCCTGCCGGCAAAGTCCCCCGCGTCAGAAAAGCCTGTTCCGACGCTGCGATAAAGTCGTCCACCGCGCTCGTCCCGCGCTCCACTTCAAAGCTACCCTCCCAGCCTTTCGGCAACTCAGCGCCCATCGGTATTCCATCAAGGCGATCCAATCGGACAGATTGCGTTACCTGCCGGCTTTCGAAACCTGTCACATATGTCAGATCCACACGCCCTTGCGGCCCCATTACCACCAACTGGCAATCGCGCCCGATCGAAAATGAATTGATCGGCATTTATAGCCCTTCCGCTCGAGACGAAATGATGGTTAAAGTCCAAAGGAACTCGGCCGCGCTCAGCGCGTCAGGCTGTGCCACCTGGCAAGACCTGCCGCTGGATAGCAACAGTCTGGCCACCCTCCACATTCACAACAAACTTTTCATTAATGCTCTGAAACTGAACCTGCGCATTGCTTTGGACAAAGCCCAAGCTCGTCCGGCTTGCTGGATTGTTGCTCAGATCGCAAATCACACTGAACGGCAAGGCACCGTTGACGCTGCCTAGAATTCCCTGTCCATACAGATTCTGGAGGAAGCTGAGTTGGGTCGAACGGACTTTCTGGAACAGAGAACTATTTATCACCTGGCCAACAAACTTTCCCATGCCTGCCGCAAGGGTCGCCGCCACATAATTTGTTAGCCTCGTATAGTTATCGCCGTTTATCGCCGCGTTGGACGAGCTGTTATGCCCACAGCGCACACCCCAATACGCTCCGCCCGGCT